GCTGACGCAGCTCTTGGTCAGGGGATGGGTTTATCCGGCACTCAGGCAGCCGGCGCCGCGACTACCCAGCAGACAGGACCGGCCCCCTTGATCCGACGGTCGAGGTAGGCCAGATCCTTCTGGTTGATGCGCCCCTTGCCGTCGCAGCGATAGCACTTCTCGTTGCGGGTGGCATCGGTATGGAACCGGTAGCGACCGGTCCCGTTGCAGTGGGGGCAAGCGCCCCCGTCCACGTGGGCTTCACGTTTGGACTCAGCCCAGCGGGCGAGCTTCTGCGCGAAGGTTTCGAGGCCGAGGGCCATCTTGACCATGGCCTCGGTGACCAGCTGGCCGGCGTACACACGCAGGCGTGGCTTGGCCGGGGTAACGGGGGTGACTTTGAGGGCTGCTTCCACAGCCTCGCGGCGCGCTTTGTTACGGGCAGCAGCAGCTGCCATCATTTCTTTGATGTCCATGGTGTTGCTCCTTGGAAGGCCGGGGGCGGGATTGCCCCCGGCGCAGTGGGTGTTACAGGCCCAGCATCTCTGCAACCATTGCGGCTGCTTTCACGAGAGCGTCGCCCTCAGCCTCGCGGGCCTTCTGCTTGGCCATTGCGGCCTCGATGCGGATGGCGGCCTTGGCTTGCTCCGCGTCCTGGAACGCCTGGTCCATGTTCCAGTACACCGGCGGGTGCGATGGGCGACCTTCATCGGCGAAGATTTCCCACACCTTGGCCAGCGACAGGTCCAGGGCACGCAGCTCCTTGTAGAGCGGGTTTAGCTTGGCCTTGATGCCCTCGATGGCTTCGAGCTGTGCCGCGTACCAGCGACGGTCGCGGTTGATGGCAGCATCCACGTCCTCCTCGTGGGTATCCATCATGGTTGCCCAGTTATCGACGTCGCCCTCTTTGTGGGCGAGCGTCATCGCGGTGTTCATGGTGCTGCGCAGCACCACACCGTTCTCGTCCATGCGGGCGTAAGCACTGCCGGCGCCCAGCTCGGCCTCATTGAGCTCCTCGTAGTACAGAAACGCCTTGCGCTCGGACTCGACCTGCTCGCCCATGTTGCGGCGAGTGGCACGACCCGGGACGTGGTAGCGCTCCTCGTTGAACGCCTGACGCTCGGCCCAGTCCCAACGCTCCTGCACGTCCTCGGCCTTGAGGTCGAGCATCACCAGATCGCGGAACACCCTGCGAGTGACGTGGTTGATCACCCAGCGGGCCATCACAGGCTTGGCGTGCAGATCGGCGAGGGCAGCGGCACGACGCTCCACCTTCTTGATCGCCGCTTCCTTGTCGTCGGCATACTCGATGGATGCGTCCCAGGTGTCGGCGAGGCGCTCGACTACGATGCCCCAGGCGACGTTGCTGGTCGGCCAGTTCTTACCGATCAAGGCCACCGAAGCGCACGCACCCTCGGCGTACTTGATGTCGCGCAGCTCCATGTCCCAGAGCTGGGTGGCATCGTGCACAGCCGCGATCATTTCCCCCTCGTCCTCGGCCATGCTGCCATCGCTATCCATGAGGTGCGACTGCCCGAGGCTGACCTTGGCGGCCTGCAGCTCCATGAACTCCTCGATCTGCTCCCAGTCGAGGCCCATGGCCACCAGCTCTTGCTCGGTGTAGGGCTCATTGTCCTGCTCGCTCTGCAGGTCGTTGAACGCCCCATCCTTGACCGACAGGGTAACCTCAGCCACCACCAGTTCGCGGTGCGCCTCGTTGCGCACGCCGGCGAAGGCGACGCGCAGACCGTCGAGCACGTTGTAGATGCGCTTGGTTTCGCGCACCGCCTGGGTGTAGGGCAGCGCACCCAGCTCGGTGGCACAGCGCAGGGCCATGGCCATGTTGGTCATGGCGAACTGGGCACCGTTGAGCGTGGCGCGGGCGGCGCTAATCTCGCGCCCTGCCTTGGTGGTGACAGTCTCACCAGCGATGGACTGAGCCCACTCGACCAGCGACTGTTGGCCGGTGACGATCGGCAGCAGGGTTTCAACGCCACGAGCGGTTGCGATTACGTTTGCGATGGTGTTAGTTTTCATGGTGTGTTCCTTCTCTCTTACTTGGTGGTTTGGGTTTTGGTGACACGAGTGGCCTGAGCACCGTTGGCGCGGTGCTCAGGCTTTTTGCTTTTGGCATCCCAGACGAGGGACACCAGACACAGCGCCCAGAGGACGCAGATGTACTGGATCAGAGGCAGGTAGTTCATACGCCCGCGCTCCAGGTGATCAGGCTGCCCAGCGTGCAGAACGCTAGAAAGCCCACTACCGACAGGTAGGCCTTGGCCAGTAGCCAGAGCCCACGCTTCGCCTCACGCACAGCACTCATGCGCTTGTACTTGTTGCGGATAGTGAGGGGGTGCAGCGCACCCAATACAGCTGCGCCCATCACGGGGATGGTGAAAAGGGCGAGGAGTGCAAGGTTGAGGCTGATGATGCTGGATGCTGCGTACATATCGAGTGCTCCTAGACCCCCCGGGTGGGGGTCGAAACAAGGTTCCTTGAGGTGGATTTTGAAAACGGGCGAACCAGAAACCCGAATCCAATTGGGAGTCCCACGAACCGCAGACCCCATACCCCCCCCCCCTCGCACCCGGAACCCCCGACACTCGGCACCCAACACTCGACCCTCGACAAATCGACCCCCGACGATCGACAATTGCCCCAGAGCAAATCCCAAAAAATTTCTAGGAATTTTTCGTCATGGACCTTCGACCTCTGGCCCTTGCCCTGGCTCTCGCAGCCCCCGCCGCCAACGCCGCCTGCGAAAGCTGGATGGCCACCGGCTCCACCAACTGGATTCGCGAGTGCAACGGGGGCGTCGACCCGTATCCCCAGACCCCGGATCACGGGACCCGCCAGGACGTGTACGTCCGCGACAACGGCCAGATCGAAGTGTTCCGCCATCAGGCGACCTCGCCGGGCGACAACCTACGCGTCTACGACTACGAGTCGAGCATGCGTGTCGACCAGGGCGTCACCCCCGCAATCCCCGCGGGGAATCCCCTGAGCTACGATCCCAATCTGATCTACGGGCGGTAGCACAGGCCCTCCGGGGCCTTTCTGTTGCCAATGAGTATCAGCAGGGCTGATAATGTGCGCCATGAAAGATCCCTTGTTCGACCTTGAGGCCCAGGTGGCCAGCATCGAAGCCGACGAAAGCACCGGCCAGCTCGATCTGCCCGCCATCACCAGCCAGCAGCGCATGTTCGTCGCCGCCCGTGTCGGCGGCCTGAGCATCTTGGCGGCTGCCCGGGAGGCCGGCTGCGGGAAGAACACCGGTCAGGCGTGGGACAAGGACCCCGTGATCCGCCAGTACATCGAGCGTTACGAGGCCGAGCTCGCGGAGCACTTGATCCCCCGCGTGCGTTTCGGGATCGAGGACGCCCACGCGATGTACATGAAGGCCTACCACTGCTCGGCTACGGCGGCGGAAATGGTCAAGGCCACCGATTCGCTGGTGAAGCTGCACAAGCTGGGTGACACGCCGGCCACCGAAGTGCCGAAAACTGTCACGGCTCGCCAGCTGGCGGACCTGCCACTGTCGGAGCTGATGCGTCTGGCCGGGTTGAAGGTCGATTCCCTGGCCCCCGACCCGCTGGAAGGGGAGTTTGAAACCCTCGAATGATCACTTCGCGCACGAAGCCGCTGGAAATGCGGCACTGCGCAGGATGCGACACTGATCACCCCGCCACCTTGTTCAACCGAGCAGGGTTCTGCGTCTACTGCGCGCAGGCAAAACAGTCCGAAGACACCACCGTCAGGGCCAAATCGGCCGTCAAAGAGCTCAAACCCGACCCACTGCGTGAAAAACGCCGCGCGCATGCGGAAATCCGGGTCAAAAAGGCCGCCGCACTCAAGAAAATCGAGGATCAGAAGGCCAAAAAGGCCCAGGAGGAGCGCGAACTCGACGCTGCAGAGGCCGCCAAGCAGGAAATGGCCCGCCGGCAGCTCGCCCGTGACCACCTGCTGCCCTTCATCCTGCGTTTCAACGACGCCTATGAGCCCGGTTGGGTCCACAAGGACATCTGCGACAAGCTGGAGTGGTTCTCGGCGGCCGTAGCGGCCAAAGAATCGCCCCGGTTGATGATCTTCATGCCCCCGCGGCACGGGAAATCGGAGATTGGCTCGCGTTCCTTCCCCGCGTGGCACTTGGGCCGGTACCCGAAGCACGAGTTCATCGGCTGTTCGTATGGTTCTGACCTCGCCAACGGCTTTTCGCGCAAGGTGCGGGACTTGGTCAAGGACCCGAGCTTCTCGGCGGTGTTCCCTGACTGCGTGGTGAGCAGGGACAGCCAGTCGGTCGAGCAGTGGCTTACGACGCAAGCGGGCGGTTATTCGGCAGCCGGGGTAGGGGGGCCAATTACCGGGAAAGGGGCTCACTGTGTCAGTAGTCAATTGTCAGTAACCACGCGCCGCGGTAAAATACCGGCCAATCAGGTCCGCGTCGGCGAGGAGGTACTGGGGTATGACCACGAATCAGGGCAGCCTGTCTGGGCTACGGTCGAAGCTGTATCTACTACCCGCAAACCGGAGCTGGTTCGTTCCGGCGCCCTGGTCTGTACGCCTGACCATCGCGTTTGGACCAAAAACCGGGGCTATATTCACGCCGCCGAACTCGATGCGTCAGATGATCTGGTTGCACTGCGAGTGCTGCGGTGTCGGGTTTCCGCGCCGTCTGAAAGAGCACCAGAACGCCCTGCGCAAACGGGCGAGCTCAGCAACGCCGCAGCGGACGTTCTGCTCGCAACTGTGCGCCCGCAACGGATTACCGATAGCGGCGAAGCGTACCTGCCCCGAGTGCGGTGGAGCGAAGGCACCGCACGCGAAGACCTGCAACGATTGCTACGCGACGCAGCTCGCCACGGCGAAGGTCAGACTGCAGTGCGCTCAGTGCGCAGTGACGTTCGACCGGAATGCGTCGGAGTACGAGAAAGCGAAGCGGCGCAACGGCGACACGACCTTGGCGTTCTGCTCCCAGACCTGCTACGTGCTGCACCGACGGGCACATACACGGGCAACACTGCAGACGACCCGCGAGTGCCTGACGTGCAAAGCGCCGGTGACTGGGCGCAAGCGGCAGAAGTTCTGCTCCCACGGGTGCTATCTGGAGAGTCGTCGCAACACATCAGTGAAGGGCTACAGCGCCTACCAGGGCGAGTGGCTACAGATGCGCTCGCACATCCTGCATCGGGATCATCTGTGCCGGCAGTGCATGCGGTTTGGGGCGACGGAAGTGCATCATATCGACCACGACTCGACCAACCACGTGATGGCGAACCTGATCGGCCTCTGTCGGACGTGCCATTCCTCGTATCATGCGATGCCGGCGTCTGCGCAGGCGACCTGGCAGCAGGTTTATACGGCCCTGGCTTCGATGTAGTCGACCTCCAAACTAGCACCGAGAACTTCGTCGCTGGCGGAGTCCTCGTCCACAACTGCCTCGTAATCGACGACCCGGTCAAAAACCGTGACGCTGCAGAGAGCCAGACCAACCGCGATGCGGTCTGGGACTGGTACACCTCGACGGCGTACACCCGTCTGGCGCCGGGCGGCGGGGTGCTGGTGATCCTGACCCGCTGGCATGACGACGACCTCGCCGGCCGACTGCTCAAGAAGCAGGCCGAGGGTGAGGGTGACGAGTGGGTCGTGGTCGAGTATCCGGCGCAGGCCGTGCACGACGAGCTGTTCCGCAAGCGGGGCGAGCCGCTGCACGCCGAGCGTTACGCCACCGAGGCCCTGGAGCGTATCAAGCGCGCTGTCGGCCCCCGCGACTGGCAGGCCCTGTACCAGCAGAACCCGACCCCCGAGGACGGTGACTACTTCAACAAGGGGATGTTCCAGTGGTATGGGTCGCAGGACATTCCGCCCTACAGTGAGCTGAACTTCTACACCGCGTGGGACTTCGCGATCGGTGAGAAGGAGCAGAACGACCGCTCGGTAGGGGTCACGGTCGGCGTGGACCGGCACGATCGCACCTACGTGGTCGACATTCAGGCTGGCCGCTGGGGCACGATGGAGCTGGTGGATAAGGTCATGGAGGTCTACAAGACCTGGCGCCCGGCCATTACCGGTCTGGAGCGCGGGCACATCGAAATGACCATGCGCCCGTTTCTCGACAAGCGTATCCGCGAGGAGCGACTGACCAGCTTCTATATCGAGGAGCTCAAGCCCGGCACCCGGGACAAAGTGGCCCGCGCCCGCTCGATTCAGGGCCGCATGCAGCAAGGCCTCGTCCACTTCCGCAAGAACTGCAACGCCACGGCTGATCTGGTGGCGGAGATGATGCGCTTCCCCAACGGCGCACACGACGACTGCGTCGATGCCATGGCGTGGATCGGCCAGATGCTCTCGCTCCTGGTCACGCCGCGGGAGAAGAAGCCGCCGCCCAAGAAGTCGTGGAAGGACAAGTTGAACAAGCTGGCCCGGGGCTCTGCCGGGCATAAAAACCACATGAGTAGCTGACCCATGACCCCCGAGCAATTCGCCTACTGGATGCAAGGCTTCGCCGAGCTGACCCCCGATGCCCCGTCTGCCGCTCAGTGGCAGGCGATCCGCGACCATCTGGCCCTGGTGTTCGAGAAGAAGACCCCGACTAGCCCTTCGCTGACGTTCCCCGCCAATGTGCGCCGGCCGCTAAATGATGGGACCCCAGCCGACCAGCTGCCCACTGAGGTACGCGACTGGATGCAGCGCAACCACATGCACCCCAACCCCACCATCACCTGCTAGGAGTACCGCCGTGCAAGACCAACACAAGCTGATCAAGGGCTACCGCGACCTGTCGCAAGAAGAAATCGACCTGATGAATGA